CTATTCTTTCATAAGCATCTTCTATAATTTCATCTATAGAAAAATTCTTATCAAATATAACTGTTCCAGAAGTAGTGTTAGCCATTTAGCCTCCTACTTATCTATTAATACAGTAGCTTCGATATTTGCACCAATAGCTGATGTAGTCATTCCACCTTCAAATAAAATTCCATCTTCAGGAATATTGAAAGCAAAAACATCACCTGCTGGACAACTTGTTAAAAATTGTGTTACTGAATTACCATCTTGTAAAGTTATAGATTGTGTATCAGTAGCATGATCATTTTCTAAAATGATTCCTCTTAGTCTTGTTCTTCCAGCGAATACAGAACCTGTTCCAGTAACTCTTACTGCTTTAACATCTGATTTCATATTTTAATCTCCTTAAAAATTTTATGTGGGCCCGAAGGCCCACACTAATTATTTATTAACTTAGGTTATTGTTTTGAACGTATCTAACAGTTATGAAACCTTCACCAGCACCTGTGTTAGTGTTAGTTACAAGAATTCTTCTGTCAGTAGTTCCAACATCTGCCCAGTTATTAACTCTAGTCGCGTCAGCGCCAGCAGTTGCAGAAATTATTCCTAATGTTCCACCTGCTACGGCAGCTGCTGCTGTTAATGCAGTTGCATCACCAGTCCAACCGATACCAGCTGTACTTGCTGCTCCATCCCAAACTACGTCTACTGATAATTCAATAGCTACGATTTGTGAGTTTGCAGGAATTACAATGTTAGTTGTACCATCTGCTTGAGTCACTGCTTGTGATTGACACATAACAACTTGACCAGTGTTTTTTACATCTGAACCTAAAGTAGTTCCAGTTGTGTTTTTAATTGTTCCAGCCAATATTGGTCCAGAAAATGTAGTGTTTGCCATAATTATATCCTCCTAGTTTCCGAATACTGTCTCTAGGCCGTCGACTATACTCGTCAGTATTCTAATTAATTGTATAGTAATAGAATTTATATACTAGATTTGTAAAGAGTGCAAGAGATCCCTAGGAATGATTAACGTTTTCAGCGATGTAAAGTCCTTAATTAACCAGCGTAAAGATGAATCTCACCATCTTTAGGATTGGTATGGACTTCTGCTTCTTGTGCTCTAAGAATCGATCTTATAGTTTGTTTGATCTCATCTCCTAACACAGACATTTCAGCGGTAATTTGTCCCTTATTTTCAAGAAACAACTCGTTCCATCTAGACTCGAGTTTCAGTTTCTTTGCGAACAATACCATGTTGTCCTGAGCCATTTGTAACCTCCTCATAGGTTATATAAAAATCACTTATAGTACTAGTGTACTGTAAATCATTTTGTTCCCATTTTATATCAGATTTTCCTAAGAAGTCAATAATGGGTTTATTTAGCTCATCCGCATTATTTATTTCTTTATCGCTTTCGATTTCAAATTGTGTTTGAAGATGTTTTGTAAAAATTTTAACTAAGTATTTATTCATGGTTTTGTCTTTCTATATTGTAAATGAGGCGGGATTGTGTCCCGCCTCAAATTTTTTAAGTATTATGCACCTGGTGATGCAAAGATACCTCTAAAGTCAGAAACTCCGAAAGAGTATCTTTCTCTAGCTTTGTATCTAACGTTACCAGTGTCGAAGTCGCCTTCCATAGCCGTTTTAATTGGGCTTCTGTCAAACATCTTCATACCATTCGGCACATCAGTGATAATGTAGAATGCATCTGGATCAGTTAAGAAATTATTCACTCTATAACCTTGAGGAATCATTCCCATTGATCTGATAGCATTGATATCATTATCAGCAGTTCCAACTCTTTGCTCAGTTTTCATGAGTCTTTCAGCTGTGAATTGTAACTCAGAAGGGATAATCATTTTAACACCTCTTGCAGCAATTTTTAGACCTCTTTCGTCAGTCATTGCAGCGATGTCAATTAATGATTGCTCTAATGAAGTTTCATTCAAGTCAGCAGCTGTAGTTAAAGTGTTGGATACAGTTCCAGCAATCGTTGGGTGAGTAGTTGCAAATAATGCAGTACCATCACCTGATGTGAAACTACCAAATCCATTAATTAATGGATTAACAGCTTTTACTTGTTTTGTTTGTGCCATTGATCTAGCTAACGCTTTTGTATATCTAGATGCTAATCTGTCATACAGATTATCTTCAATAGCTTCTTCAGTGATCGAGAATGCTAAAGCTACAGTCTCGTGAGTGTATCTAGCTGTGAAAGTCTCTTGAGCATTGTCAAAAGTCACACCTGAACCCTCAGCTTTAACTTGAGCTTGAGCAAAACCAGATAACATTACTTCTTCTTCAAACGCTCTGTCAGAAGATTCAGTAGCATATATCTCAGCATGTTGATTCTCGTACTGTTTATATTCCAGGCCAAATAAAGCATTCAAACCTGGCTCTAGTTCTTTAACTAGTTGTCCTCTACTAATCGCCATAATTATTCTCCTCTATTAGTAACCTGTGTTTTCTTTTAATTGATGTTCAGAAATGATAACAACGACGTTTGCATTAGCTGCACCCAATTCATTGTTTTCAGGATCTTTTGAAACACCAATTATTTTTAATTGATTTGCTGTAGTAGCCATTGTCCCACTAATCTCTGCTTTTGAGATAAAGTTAGGTGTTACTCCAGCACCCAATACAACAGCAGCAGTGTTACCAATATTAGTTTGTGCAACAGTTCCTGCAGATTGTATTTCAAACCTTTCATAAGGATCATCACTTACGAATCCAACAATGTCAGTTGCAGTGTTAGATGCGGCTAAGTAATTTGCCCATGTAGGTTTTGATGTTGATGCGTCAGTATAGAATACCCCGTTAAGGCTACCCAATAAGTCATTTCCTGCACCAGCTGTACCTTGAACAAGTTCTCCGTTGCTATCGATAGCAACTGGATCACTGTTGTAGATAACTGCTGTGCTTGCAGCAATTGAATATTCGGATAAACCTTGAGCGTCTCTATTCTGACCAACTTTTCCGATCGGTCTTAAACCGAACGCAGCGTCTTTATTTGCCATAGTTGTGTCCTCCTTATAGACATATTATTAAGTTTATCCTTTGATGGTTAGGAATCGTTAAAAAATTAACTTTTCTTTGAGCCACCGAAGGTTACACGAGTCTGTCGATCAATATTGATCGGCATACTTGGATGCTGTTCCTTCATAAGATCGTTATCAACTGCTTCAACATTTTCTTGACCTTGTTTAACATAATGGTCAGTTCGTTGTTGCGCGATCTCTTCCGGTACCCTTGTCAGCAAAAGGCCACCAACTCCGATCACTCCTGCGTATTTGCCGTCTTCAACAACAGGATAATCTGCATTAGGATATTCATCAGATCTAACTAATTCATAACCTTGTCTTAATCTTCCATTGACGTTCTTAGCGTCATTGAAGCCAAGACTCTCAGCTCTTATCCATCTATGTTTAAAACCTGTTGGCGCAGGTGGTGCATCTAAAGATGACGGTGGAGTCCAAACTTTTTTTCGAGTTTCTTTTTCTCTAGTTTGACTCGCACGGGAAGTTCTTTTTTCATTTTCATTACTCATATGCTTATACCTCCTTCGTGATATTTAATTGTTTCGCATATTCTTCTAGTGGCACACCTAATTTTTTAGCGATTGCTACCTGAGAGGGTGTGAGTCTCACAGTTTTGCGACCTGATTTTGTACTTCTTTTTGCAGATGCAACTGTCTGTACAGGCTTAGCCGTTTCCTTAACCTCATTTGTAGCAAATTTCTGAGGAAATTCAAGTCTTATTCTTTTATCAATTTCTTGATAATATTCATCAGATTGTGGGTCATAACCTTCCTCTTCTGTAAGCTTTTTATGTAGATCAAAAGCAGTATAAGTCATAGCGGTATCTCTACCAAACCATGAGTTTTTACTTGCCCAGTCTTCAGCTTTTGGATCAGGAGTTCCCTGTGCTACTTGTCTTCTATCTAAATTGACTTCTGGTTGTCTAACCTCAGTTTCTCTAGATTTATTAATTTCTTCTTGTTCAGCTTTAGCTTCAACAAATTTAGCTTGTTTATAAGCATACTCAGAAATTAAAGATTGAGCTTCTACTTCAGCATTAATATCTCCTGCTTCTCTTGCAGCAGCTAATTTTGCTTTAGCAGATTCTAAACCAGCTTTAATACCTTCTTCAGTGGTTTTTAAAAAACTAGGTTCAAGCTTAGAAAGTTTTGCTTCAGACTTTTTCTTATCCTCCATAACTCTTTGAGCATAAGTTAAAGCTTCATCTTTTTGTCTCTCAGCTTCTCTCCACTTCTTAGTAAGTTTAGCTATTCTTTTTTGAACAGTTTCAGAATATTGTTTTAGTTCATCTTCTGATGGTTCTTTTTTAGCTTCAACTTTTTCTTCTGGTTGTTCTACAACTTCAGTTTCTTGTTCTTGTTGAGCTTCTACTTCTGGTGTTTCAGTTTCTTTAGAATCATTTTCTAATTCAACTTCAGTGTCAGGTCCAGATGTATCGATATCGACTGTTTTGTTTTCTTCTACGTCGGGCATAGTTTCCTCCTATGATTGTTAATATTGATGAAGTATATCTTCTGGGTTAGCAATGGTAGCAAGTACTTCATCATCATTGAGTATTCTCACTTCACCACCATCGATTTGTATCCTGGATCCGGCATAACGTGCGAAGACAACCCAGTCTCCTTTTTTACACCATGGACCTTCAGGAAATTTTTCTTTGTCATAACAATGTGGACCTTGTGCTAAAACAAGTCCACATGTAGATGCAACTTGTTGTCGCTCTAATGTTTCTTGTCCTAAAAATAATCCACCTTTTGTTTTTTCAGGCATTTTAAATGGAAGAACTATCATTCTCCATCCAGTTGGTTTAGGTAATTTTTCTGATTCTTTTGTTTTTAAACGTTCGTAACCTTCAACTTCTTTTTTATTAGCTTCTTCATTTTGTTTTTCGTATTTATCTAATAATGCAGATTTAGTCTTGGGTGTCTCCGAATCGGACGACGTTTGTGAGATCGTGTTCTCTTTCAGTATCATTTTTTTCCTCCTTAGGATTTAGCAGGCTTGATATTTCCTGTGATATTCTTAAATAGGCATGTGCCTGTCCCATCATATACTTGTATTTTTCCATATTGTCAATACCACCACCAATCATGTTATCTCCAATATTTTGATATGATTCTTTTAAATATTTCTGTATTTTATTTAATATTACTAATTCTTCACTTAACATTAGCTATTTTACCCTTATTTGCACCTTTCTTAATGACATATTTCTGAGTGCCATTTGCCCCAGTCTCTACTTCTTTACGAAGATTTTTAAATAAGTTTTGTTGCTTATTTTCTTTTTCTTTTTCTTTTGAATAAGATTCTAAATTTTTCGTGTCCCGCATAATATATACTATCTATCTTTATAAAAAAATTGTCAATACCTTCAAAAAATTTATACATGAATCTGTCAAACATTAGCAGTTCCATTTTCTAAGTGATTTATTAATTCTTGAATTTGGATCTCTTGCGGTCTTAGCAGAAGTAAGTCTTTTCTTCATTCCAGACATTCTAGCACAAAATGACTTACGTCTCTTTGCAGCTTTGGATCCTGGTTTTAATTTTGATGGTTTAGTTGTTACTGCTGTTTTTAATTTTGATCCAGGATTAGCTCTTCTATAAGATGCAACGCCTTTTTTATTTAATCCACCTGTTTTGGATTTACCTTCTTTTCTTTGCCATGCTGGTGATGCCATTATATCATTCCTCTATAATATTTTTTTAAAGTTGGATTTCCAATTCTTTTACCATCTACATCTAATTTAATAAAACTTCCAGCATATCCATTTGCTGCTTTAGTTCTTTTTGTAAATGTTTTAACGTTAGTTGGTTTAGGACCTGTATTACCTGCTGCTCTTTTTCTTTTGACAGCACTCGCCTTTTGAGACTTTGTCATCTGTGTGGCTTTTGCAAGTGGTACGCACTTTGGATACTTTCTCTTCGAACCTTTTGAGCGCCCGCATGGCTGATACTTCCCATTCTTCTTTGGTGCTCCAATGTCCACCCATTTCTCTGCTACCCATTTTCTTAGTCCTCCTTCGGCCATTATTTTCTCTTTTTAGCTTTTTTCTTTTTACCGCCTGGTTTTATTTTACCAGAACAAACTGCTGATCCATACATATTTGCATATGCAGATGGATAAACCTTAAATTTTCTTTTTGCAGCTGCTTTTCCTTTAGCACAAAGTTTTGCCATTATCTCCAACCTTTTTTAGCTATTTTTGGTTTACCAGATTTCACTAATCCACCACTTTTTTTATTTACTCTTGCTCTATCTTGAATCTCTTCTGAATCTTTTTTAGTAATCCAATTTTTTTTCTCTTTAGGTTCATCTTTTTTAGTAATCCAATTTTTTTTCTCTTTAGGTTCATCTTTTTTAGTAATCCAATTTTTTTTCTCTTCTGAATCTTTTTTGGTAATCCAATCAGTCATTATGCAATTCCCATAGCCTTCATTCTTGCTGAAGGTTTTCTTTTCGTAACTTGTTTTTTCTTTTTCTTATTTTGTAGAAGTTGCATTAACTTCTTTTTATCCATCTTTTGTTTCTGCATTATTTTTTACCGAATTTTTTAACATCAGGTCTAACATTTCCCCAACCAGTTAATTGTTCATGATTCATAGATCCACCATTAGCTGCAGTAATTCTATTTGCATCATAACCAAATTTTTCAGCAAGTTCAGGTTTCTTTTTAGCCAATTTAGCTAAACCTGGATTTTCTTTTTTACTTATAGGTTTTTTCATTTTTTTCCTCCGTTTCTAAATATTTGAGTTCCCTTTATACCATAAATGCTCGCCACGACAAGGATCCATAAATTAGTGAACCAGCTGGGAAGCTGCGAGAACATTTCGAAGAACAATTTTACTTTGTCCATCGCTGTCGGGTCATCCGATACCACTGCCCACGCCAAAATTAACACGGGCGTGCTTAATATTATGAGGACCGCCTCGTCCTTCCAGTCCGATTGCCTTGCTTCTAGCAATTTGCCTTGGTAAGCCTCTTCTCCTCGAGCCATTTTTCTTGCATGTTCCATTTGAGCGTCTGCCATTAACATTTTTGTCTCTTGACGCTTCTTAAAAATGTGTGAACCAGCGTTTACAGCTAATTTTATTGCACTAAACCACATTATGACTTCC